ATTATTACGTAGTGCAGGCATCTAACAGCACACAGAGAGAATTTGAATTAGACTTCGCAGACATCATTGAAGTTTATGATACAAATGAAACTACAATCACTACTGAGTGTGGAAGAACATTAATCATTACTTGGGCTGATAATTACTTTAAGTCTTATCATGTGATCTACGAGACTGAGCAAATGTCGAATGGAGTTGATAGAGGGATGATACTAAAGGTTATTGATTTACTTCAGACAATAGAAGTAGATGGAGAAACAATGCAGTACATTCTTCAAAGAGTAGGAATGGAAGATCAAATGTTAAGACAATTAATACTAACAGCTACCATGGATGATGTGTTGTGTTTAGTAGAGACAAAAAATATGTTATAAAAGTTGCATCGTAATATAATTCTCAGTATCTTTAGGTATTAATAATTCAAACAAACAAAAAAGGTTATGACAAAACAACAATTTTTATCAGGAGTACAATTTTATGTATTAGGAAAAATGTATAACGGAGCAAGTACTTATTCATACAACGAGAATGCCAATTGTATGATGAGACAATCAAGATCTTCTATAGATGAAAGAGTAGTAATGGATGAACACGAATGTAACATTAAGAAGATAGGTAGATTAGGATTTGAAGGTTACACTTTCGTAATGAGGAAAAAAGTAATATTAAAATATAAGTTTTCGGACTTAGTAATTTTTGAACAGGGAGTCTAACGACTCTCTTTTTTTTTTGGTTTTTGTAAGTGATGTCAAGGTGATGTCATGGTGAGAGCAATTTGAAATAAGTTTGATCGTTTATTTCATGCAACGGTTTTCCACGTCGGTTTTGCGACACACATCTATTTGTATATTTCTGATAAAAATTGAGGTATGGGGATATATACTTATATATACTATACATACTAATAACAAGATGTTGTTACGAACTCCCCTTCTCCTAGTACTCCAATTATTTAAAATTGCACCTTCGTGATGGCCCTTCCTAGGTAAGGTCTTTGTTCAAGTTGTCCTCTTGCATATGTCGATATAGCTGCTTCACTTCAAGCACGAGTTACCACCTATATCCCTAACCTACCTCATATATTGCGATACTACCGATTTATTACTTTAATTTAATATACAACTTTTTTGCATTTTTTGCAACAAACGACAAAAATTTTTTTTAACAAAATTTGGTTTTATAAATGATATATATTTATATACAATGAAGGAACTAGATACTAAAGGATTGTTCGATATATTCTCCCAAGGAGACGAACAAATTTTCGAGGAGCACGGAATACACGATGCTGTTAATGATCCTTTTATTTTATTTGGTATGGCTTTTACAGGAGTTGATAACTACTACATACTTGATAAAATCTACATACACAAATACGGAGAGAGGTATATCTCAGTGAGGGATTCTATCAAAATGAAGTACTTCAACACTTTAATAAAATACCTTGAGAGAATCGATATGTTACCCTCAGATACGGTGGTTGCTATATTAAATGAATTTGGAGTATTGCAGGTAAAAAATGTACTACAACAATTACTACATTTTTACGAGGAAAAAGAAATGTATGAGAACTGTGCAACTATTTTTAAATTTATTGACTTGTTTTTTAAAAAATAGTAGGTATATTAAAAAGTTATTCGTATATTGGTATAAAAATAAAAAGGTATGTATAAGGATAAAATAACTCTTAGTGAGGCTATGTCTTATGAATTATTAGGACATATTACAATTGTCGATGCTTCACCAGAGTCTATCGCTCCCTACCCAAAGGTAGGAAAAAAATGGAAAGAGGCATTCCAAATGCTTCAATCAAAATACAGACATATATCTCCAGATAAACTACTAAATTTTATATCGGCAAAATATAGTATAGAAATTGCTGAAAGTCCTAAAGACTCACAATGCAATGTGTACTTGTGGAGATATTTGTATGGTATAGAAAATAGTAAAATACTAGCCGGTAATGACGATAACATAGAATACGTATATGTACTAGTAAATCCCGGCTATCCTCACCTAGTTAAGATCGGAATGACTATTAAGGAAGTTCGTGGCAGAGTAACGCAATTAAACACCTCTGGTACGGTAGAGGAATGGCAAGCGAAGTTTGCTCTTCCTGTGGTGAAGGGAAAGGCATACCAAGTTGAGCAAGCAGTGCATAATTTTTTTAGTAGTCAAAGGGTCAATTCTAGTAGTGGAGGGTCTAGGGAGTTTTTTGCAATAGACTCACTCACTGCTTTCGATAAAATTAGAGAGGTAGGTGCGTTGTTTATGGTAGGTAATCCAATTGTATATTAGAAATATATAGGGAAAATGCGCGGGTAAAAGTTACTGTTGTTTCTTTAAAAAAAAATCGCTAACTTCAATCTATAAGCCCTTAGAAAAAGCAAGGGAATAAAAAAAATAGTAATAAAAATAAAATAAATTAAAATGAGAAACAAACAATTATTCGAACAAAAATTAGAAAGATTCGAAGCAGAAGTAAAAAAAATGGGGTATCATATTCATAAAAATGAATTAGATGTAGCTTATAATTTAGTAGAGGAACTATTGGAAAAGATAGGGGATCTTAGAACTTTATTAAATACGGAACACCAAGACTAATGAGTTTAACAGCAGAGCAAATACAAAAAAATTGGGATAAACATCTCAAGATTGTAGATACTTTTATAACAGGGGAACGTAAGGAGAAATTAAAATCTCTTTATGTTAGCCTGGCTGATAATATGGTTATGGCTCCTGCCTCTGGCAAACCTTCTTATTATAATGCTTTTCCTGGAGGGTATATTGATCATGTCAATAGGGTAGTACATTGTGCCCTAAAAACCAAAGCATTGTGGCAAGAAATGGGATCTACTATAGATTTTACTGATGAGGAATTGGTATTTGCCGCTCTTAATCATGACTTAGGAAAAATAGGGACGGTAGATCAATCTTATTATCTTCCTCAGACAGATAAATGGAGGTTGGATAAGTTGGGAGAAGTTTATACTCACAATAAAGACTTATCTTATATGTTAATTCAAGATCGTTCCTTATTTACACTTCAGCAAAATCAAATACCTATTACTGAAAAAGAGTATTTAGCTATTAAATTACATGATGGATTATATGACGATGTAAATAAACCATACTACATCTCCTTTAATCCAGATGCTAAACTTAGAACAAACTTAGTGTACATTTTACATCAAGCTGATTTCTTGGCATCAAAGATAGAATATGATACCTGGAAAGCCTCAGGAGAGGTTCAAGAACCTAAAGTAGAGAAGACAAAAGCAACTACAGGAAAAACGGTAAATGCCTCAGAAGGGCTAATGAATTTAGTAAAAAATATTTAAGATGGGAATTTTAGCAGGAATTTTATTTGCAGTTGTTTTGGTATTAGGATATGTAGTTTTTAATCTAAATCGCAAAGTGGTTAAGCAGGAGGGCATTATGGAATACCAAGTAGGTTATTTAAGAAATGTAGCGTATCTTATTAATGAATCAAAAATATATGTTGAACAATTAGATGAAAAAGGTGCATTTAGATCCGACGATGAAGTAGGGGTCTTCTTTAATTTTATGAAAGAAATACAAGAAACAATAAATGATTACCGTCTCCCAGAAGACTATGGCAAAGCCACAAAATAAAGACAATTACTATTTCACACAAGAAACAGAGGATGCAATCGTAAAATACAACGCATCCTCTGATCCTGTTTTTAGAGATAAGATATTTACAAAAGAGATATATTACCCTCTTTACAAGTTAGCAGAAAACATTATTCATACTTTTAAATTTTACTACCTCGATGTAAATAGTATAGAAGATTTGAAATTAGATATTGTAAGTATGCTTGTTGAAGAAAAACTATTTAGATTTGACGCAACTAATGGTGCTAAGGCATTTTCATATTTTCAAACAATAGTTAAGAGATGGTTAATAAACTACAATAATCGCAACTATAGAAAGCTGAAGCAAGTGGGATCTTTTGAAGAAATGGAAGATTCTTATGAAGTAGAAGGAATTCCTAATTCGGAACGAAAAATAAAAATAGCTGCTATAGTCAATTTATTTGTAGAAAATAGCTATGAAAATATGGAAGAACTTTTTCCTAGAGAGCAAGATCAAAAAGTAGCAGATGCAATACTAACCTTATTTACATCTCGTCACGACTTAGAAATTTTTAGAAAAAAAGCTTTGTATATTTACGTAAGAGAAATGACTGATTGTGAAACTCCAACACTTACAAAGGTAATTTCAAAACTGAAAGACGAGTACTACAATCTACACAAAACCTACCAAGAAGCAGGATTTTTAATTGAATAAGATATTTATATAATAAATACACCATGGGATTAGATACTACAATTTTTGGAACAAAAACGGTCTCAGACATACTAAAAGAGATCTACGATAATTCTCGAAGCAAATCAAAACAAGTCAACGCACTAATAGGCGAACTAAAACCTCTTGTAGAGAATATAGGAGATGCAACTCTTGTTGTTCCTATGATAAAAGAATATTTAGAGGTAGGAGTAAAAAATGATGAGCATCTTATTAAGATGGTAGCATTGGTACAAAGATTCGATAATGGAGGAAAAGGAGGAGAGGCAGATTTCTTTAATCCAGAAGAATTAGCCAAGTTGATGGAACAGAGTGAAGAGATAGGTAAAAAGTTAGATAAGAAAGACGAGTAATGGCATTAAAAACCCACTTCACAGCAAGAACAGGAACTAAAGGATCTTCAGGAGGTAGTAAGCAACAAACTACAACATATGGAAGAGTAGTTAAGACAATCTTATCTTTGACAGACCCTGACTGCAAGGACTCTTCTATGTTAAATGGGGTTTTTTACAGAATACCTTCGCTATTAGGAAATGAGAGTAATGATACAGCTATAGATACTACAATTTCTTTTGCTAAACAAGGCAATGCATCTATGAGAGTTATTCCCATGGAAGGAGAATTGGTAGAGCTAATACCAGCTTTAGGAACAAAAGCTACAGCAGGAAAGGTAATATATTGGGGAAAAATAGTGAATGTTTGGAACCATCCGCACCATAATGCAGTACCAGATATAAAGCAACAGGATTGGAGTGACAGGATTATAGGGGGACAAACAGAAGAATCAACAGTGAGTCCAATGCAAGCTAATCCTGGAGACACTTTAATAGAGGGAAGACTAGGACAATCGGTTAGGTTCGGAGGATATAAAGGAGCCCAGTCTAAGAATATTGATAGTAGTAATGACGGGAAACCTATTATACTTATTAGCAATGGACAAATTAAAACAGATGAAGGAGATACGCCTATTGAAGAAGATATCAATGAGGACTTCAACTCTATACACATGCTTTCAGACCACAAATCTGAACTAAAAGCAGTTAATAATAAGAGGGATTCGTACGACGTAAAGCCACTAGGATCAGATCAATACGTAGGGAATCAAGTAATAGTTAATGGTGGAAGATTGTTTTTTAACGCAAAAGAAGACTCAGCATTTATATCAGCAAAAGAATCAATAGGATTAAACGCAAGAACTTTGAATTTTGATGCAAAAGACTATATATGTTTAGATGCTAAGAAAATATATTTAGGATCAAAAGCTAGAAAAGCAACAACAAAGGAGCCAGTTATTTTAGGTACTCAATTAGAAAATTGGCTAAAAACATTACTGAGTTCATTAGACAGACTATCAACTGCACTAACTACATCAACATCAGTTTTAGGCGGACCCGTAACACAATTGAATGCAGCAGGACCTGCACTAAAGGCATCAGTACAATCGTTAAGAAGTCAGATAAAAAACTTTCAGTCAAATAAAGTATATACAGAATAATGGCAACAGAAGTACAGTCAGCAGATATATCTACAGCAAAAGCTAGAGAAGCTCAAAAGCAATTTGAGCAAGACAAAGCAAAAACAGAGGCAGATAAAAAAAAGACAGAGCAAGCAGTTAAAAGAAAGAAAGCACTGCAGCAAGCACAAGAAGCTGCCAGATTAGCGTCTAGAAAATCTCCCGCCTTAACTGGAGGTATATCAGCAGTAGTAGCTGCTCAAATGGGCTCGCTACAAGGAAAACTAGTAACTCAAGTAGAAGGTCAAGTACTATCATTATTAAATAAATTTTCAAACGAATGCCCCAACTCAACTGAACTTGAAAAAATAATAAAAATAAGAAGTACATTATTAAGCCACCTAACAAGTTTTGAAAAAAGAGTAGAAAAATTTTCTAGCATAGCAACACAAATCACAGATACGGTTCGAATACTTCAAACAATAATTAAACTAATTACGTCTATACCATTACCAACTGCAATAATACCACCAACGACAGGAGGTATAGGTATACCAATTAGCATACTAACAAAGTATAGCAATGCTTTAGTTAAATTAAACAAGACATTAGATACATTCTTAGGAGAGGCAAAGGCAATTGCAGGAATAATATCAATCATTCCACCAATAACAACTAATTTAAGAGACGAATTGAATTCAATAGACTTAGCAATACAACAGTGTAGTTTAGGACAGCCAGCTGACTTAAACCAGATACTAGCAACTGCACAACCACCATCAAATACAGGATCAGAAGGAACTCCAACAGATGCACAAGGAAACCCAGATCCAAATTACCAATATAAAGGATACATACTGGCAATTATACAAGATCCAGATTCTCCAAAAATAGCTCCGAGAAGGTATGCAATAGCAAAGGATCGAGCAGGGATAATGAAACTGAGAGGAGAATCGTCATTCAGTTCAGATACCCAAGTACTATTAGATGAGCTTAAATTTAAAATAGATAATCAATTTACATAACAAAACTATTTATTAATATGAAGTTAGATTTATTAAAAAAATTAATTAAAGAAGCAGTAAAAGAAGCAGTTCGTGAAGAATTAGAAACAATACTTTCTGAGGATGCTAAACCTATAAAATCACAACCAAGTACTATAACAAAATACGCAGAATATAGACCGGTAGTAGCAAGACCAATTCCTACAGGAGACCCTATAGCAGATTTACTGAGCGAAACAAGATATTCAATGACTCAGGGAGAATACCAGAGCATCGTGAGCGCTACATCGGATATGGTTCAAGCTCCAGGACTAGGCATGCAATCAATAACTGATCAATTCAGACCAGGTCCAGAACCAGGATTAGATATATCACAATTTGATTTTGTAAAGAAAGCAGGAGCAATTTATAAAGCATCCAACGAAAAGGATAAACAAAGATTCGGAGCATAATGGCATTTCAAGTACAAAGAATAAATCCGTTAGATTTACAACCTAGAAAAGCAGTTGGAGTGGGACTTCCATTTTCATCTCCTTCGGTATTTAATTCTACATACACAACAAAAGATGCATTGAAAGCTAATTTAATAAACTACTTCTTAACAGAAAGAGGAGAGAGGTTTTTAAATCCAACCCTTGGAGCAGGATTACGAGCATTGCTTTTCGATCAAATGACAGAAGATAAGAAGGAACAAATAAACTATGTAGTAAGACAAGGAATTTCTGACTGGTTTCCAAGTGTAGTTATACAGAATTTAGAAACAGCATATAGTCAAGACACAAATACAGTAACAGTACTACTAACCTATAGTGTGCTGCAGACAAATATACAAGACCAACTAGTAATTAATTTTGAACAATAATGGCTCAAGATAGAGATATAAAATATATAAATAAAGATTTTGGAGACTTCAGAAGCCAGTTAATAGAGTACGCTAAGAACTACTTTCCTGACTCGTATAACGATTTCTCACCTACATCACCTGGTATGATGTTTATTGAAATGGCTGCATATGTGGGAGATGTTTTATCATTCTACCAAGACACCCAACTTCAAGAAACATACATTCAACACGCTAAGAATCCAGCTAATTTATATAACTTAGCATATATGATGGGATATCGTCCAAAGATAACAACTCCTTCAGAAGTTGATATAGAAGTATCACATGTAGTAGGAGTAACAGAAGGTAATCCTAACTGGAACCAAGCACTAAGCATACCAGCATATACAAGACTGAAATCAACTACAGCAGGACAAGCTAATTTTTATATAGAAAAACCTATAAACTTTAAATTCTCAAGTTCGTACGATAATACAGAGGTTACAGTAGAAGCTTTATATGGAGGAAATCCTAGCCAATTTAGATTAACTAAAATGGCAAAAGCGGTTTCTGGAGAATTAAAAACAATAACACAAGTTATTACTTCGGTTGAAAAATTTAAAACAATAACCATTGATGATGCAAATATAATAGGTATTGAATCAATAGTAGATAGTGGTACTAATATATGGTATGAAGTTCCTTTCTTAGGACAAGATACTGTATTTATTGATAATACAAATACTGCAACAGACAAACAAGCTGTACCATATAGCTTAACACTTCAAAGAGTTCCTAGAAGATTTGTAACAAGATTTACATCAACAGGACAATTACAGATTCAATTTGGAGCAGGTATAGCAGGACAAGCTGACTCAGTACTAACACCAGACCCAACTAATGTAGGATTTGGAACAATTCAAGGAGTAAAAAGAATTGATTATGCATATGATCCATCAAACTTTCTATCAACAAGATCATATGGCCTTGCACCAGCTAGTACAACATTAACTATTAAATACTATGTAGGAGGAGGAGTATCATCAAATGTACCTGCAAATACAATAACTACTCTAGTTAGTACAGTTACAGACGCAACAAATTCACTTACCTTTAACAATCCTTTAGCAGCTGTTGGAGGAAGAGATGGAGATACTGTAGATGAATTAAGAGAGAATTCTCTAAGAGCATTTAATGAACAGGGAAGAGCGGTAACACTACAGGATTATACAGTTAGAGCTTTATCAATGGATTCAAAATATGGATCTATTGCAAAAATATATGCAACTCAAGATCAACTAACAAATCCAAATAGTACTACAGACAGTATAATCGATAGTAATCCACTATCACTATCAATGTACACCTTAGCATACGATAATAACAAAAACCTAACTCTTGCAACAAAGACACTAAAAAGCAACTTAAAAACATACTTATCAGAATACATGATATTGTCGGATGCTATTAATATAAAAGACGCCTTTATAGTAAACATAGGAATAAACTTTGATATAATAGCAAAACCAAATTTCCCAGGAAGAGATGTACTACTTGGATGTACAAACAAATTGAAAGATTATTTTGACATAACGAAATGGAATATCAACCAACCAATTAATCTTTCAAGTATTTATACACTTCTTGATCAAGAAAAAGGAGTGCAAACAGTTCAAAAAATAGAAGTAGTAAATAATGTAGGTGGAGTATATTCACAATATGCATACGATATCCAAGGAGCAACTAGAAATAACATAGTATATCCTTCCTATGATCCATGTATATTTGAAATAAAATTTCCAGACATAGATATTAAAGGAAGAATAATAACATTATAATATGGCTATATACAGAATATTTCCCGAAAAAGATACATTTATATCTACAGAAGTACCAACAGGAAATGCTGGTAAAGATGAGATAATTGAAATAGGAGGATACTCAGACATTACTGGTACTGGGGAGACGAACCGTCTATTGATCAAATATAGTGATACAGAGATACAAGATGTAATTGTAAATAAAATAGGAGCACTAACATATAGTGCGAGTTTGCATTTATACCTAGCAGATGCTTATGAAGTACCTGTAAATTACACCTTATATGCATATCCAATATCTGGAGCATGGGATGGTGGAGTAGGTAAATTTGGAGATACGCCAGTTAATACTACAGGAGTTTCTTGGACAAATAGACAAGCAGGAGAACTTTCTCCATGGGTAACATCTTCGTTTACAGCAGGCGTTACAGCATCTTTTGGTACGGTAAAAGGAGGAGGAAACTGGTACACAGGTTCAGCAGGAGTTAACCTAGAATTTACACAATCACACATTCTTAATTCGACAAACGATGTAGATATAAATGTGACACGTGCTATTAGTATGTCTTACAGCAACACCATAGTGAATAACGGTTTTATAGTGAAACTACCAAACAATCTAGAAAATAATACAACTTCATCTATTCGACTAAAATATTACGGTGCAGATACCAATACAATCTATCCACCATTCTTAGAATTCAAATGGGATGATAGTACTTACAACACAGCAAGCCTTTCAGTTCTTTCAAATAGTATAGCAATTGTAAACCTAACAAACAATAAAGGAAAATATACAGATACAGGAAAACAAAGATTTAGAGTATCAGCTAGACCTAAATACCCAACCAAAGTATTCTCAACTACATCACCATACATAACAAACTACGCATTACCATCAGCCTCATACTGGGGACTAAGAGACGAAAACACAGAAGAGATGGTTGTTGATTTTGATACACAATTTACAAAAATAAGTTGTGATTCTAATGGAGCATTCTTTGATGTATATATGGATGGGTTGCAACCTGAGAGATATTATCGTATATTAGTAAAGACAACTTTAGATGGAAGTACTACAGTAGTAGATAACCAGAACATATTTAAAGTGGTAAGAAATGGCTAGTAACATTAACATACAAAAGACTGTATTTAATACTACTGAATTTAATAAAGTAGTTAATAGTACATTTACAACATTTACACAACCAGTACCTGCTGAGGATACTGATACACCTGAAGAATTATTTAGGTTATATGAGAAATTATACTACGTAATAGATGTAACAGGTGAGGTAAATTCACACGAATACCTAGTAAAAAAGAGTTCTGAATTATTAACTTTTGATAGAGTTACTGATGAAATACAACCATTACTAGATGAGATAGCACAACTAAGACGAGAAAATCTAACAATTAGCCAGCAACTACTTACATTAGAAACAAATATAGCATAGATGGCAGATATAGTATATACAGTCAATCAAGACATACCTGAAAGCATAGCAGGTTTCGAACAATATTCTCAGAAAGACAAAGACCTAGTAAGTTCCTTTCAGATAAACAACGTATTTGATCCAACCAAGCACTATTCGGAATTACACATACTATCACTAGCAGATGAACTATTAGAGAGTACTTATGACTATACTGGATTTACCGAACTAGGAAATGCTCAATCAGCAGGACAAGAAGGAGCGTCTGTATTAACAATAGATCCAATACAAGACACCAAAGCCTACGGATATGAAAATGCAGGAGTAAAACTACTATACCATTTCTTAGATGATCTATATAGTGAGGATAGAACTAAGGTAGATTTTTACATTCAAGATATTTCTACAGATAGAACAGAACTATTACTAGCGACTTTAAACTTAACACCAGAAGTAGTTACAACGATAACTGCTAATATAAAAGCAAACCTACAAAGCCAATCATACTTTACAGGATTTAGATTAGATTTTAAGAATAACGATCTATTCATTGCAACCAATATTGATACCCTAGATACAGATGCTGGAAAGGTAGTTGTAGTAAAACTATACGAACCACTTCCAACTACATATAATACAAAAAGTATATTAAATATAGTAGATGTAGTATCTGACTCAGTAGCATATGAAGTAGATGCAGAATATATAATACCACCTATAGTTGCCCCAACTCTACGATCTGCTAACTTTAATATTGACATAACCGATGAAAGTATTATTCCAACAGAATACTACAATTACAATGAATTATTTAGCTATCCAATCAATAACGCAAATAGTCAAATATTTTCAACAGTTAGTGAAAAAGGTATTGACATTAGCGTAGACTATACTGACTTTAGCGACTTTATACACTTCTCATCAGCACAAGAAAGGCTACTTAACTTTAAATATAAATTAGACTTAGTTGCAAGCTATTCACAAAGTATTGCATCTGGATCAGCAGCTTCAACTGGACTGCAAGGAATATCTGGAAGTAGAACTTATTACGAAAATTTAATTACAGGAGTTGTAAGTAATTTCGATCAATACGACAGATTTTTATACTATGAATCAGGAAGCAGCTCTTGGCCAAAAAGCAACACAACTAAGCCATATATAAACAAACTAAGCAGTAATGCTGAATCAATAACTTGGTATGCGAATCAAATAGCTAATGCAATTAGTTATGATAATACAAACTACAACTCACTTGTTTATAGTATTCCAACATACCTAAGAGATGATGCAAATAATGAAAATTATTTAACATTCGTTTATATGGTTGGACAGCATTTTGATAATCTATGGCTGTATACAAAAGCAGTAACAGATAAGTATGATGCTGACAATAGACCTAACTTTGGAATATCAAAAGACTTAGTAGGAGAAGCTCTAAAGAACTTTGGAGTAAAACTATATACATCTAATAAATCAGTAGAGGATTTATTTACTACATTTATTGGACAAGCATATCAATCAGGAAGTGAAAAGATAAACAATTACATAACAGGTTCGCTTAGAGGATCAAATACTCCTATTCAACCAACTGCTTATGACGATTATCAAAAAGAAGTACAAAAAAGAATCTACCACAATTTACCACTACTTTTAAAATCAAAAGGTACGGAAAGAGGATTACGAGCACTTATAAATTGTTTAGGAATTCCAGGTGATATCCTAGACATAAAACTATATGGAGGTAGAAACATAAACGAAAAACCATTCTTTGGGGACTATCAACACTATACCAGTTCACTAGATAAAATACGAGTAGACAATACAGGGAGTTTGGTAAGTGGAAGTACACTATCAAATTACGTTTCTATCACAAAAAGAGACGATAAATATACAGACGACTTACATGCAATAGAAGTAGGATTTTCTCCTACAGATGGTATAGATCAGCAAATAGTACGACAATTAACATGCACTGCGTACTATATAGAACTTATCTCAAGCATAAGTGGTAAATACGAATATATAGATTGTAACGGAATAGCTCAAGCAGGCGAAGTGACAACAGATAGGCCCAATGCTACAATCTATGCAGTAGAGGGTTCAGTGATAATACTAGATAAAGCTACTACTCAAAGTACACAGCAAGGAACTAATCAATCAGATTTTACTATAGATACATATCTAGGAGATCCTAGAAATTTAACATTAGACAACTACTCACAACTAGGAGTACTAGCCAATACATTACTAAGTGGATCACTAGGAACAGCAGATCATTATAATTTACAAGATTACGTAAGACTTATCAAATTCTTCGATAATACTGTATTTAAAATGGTTAAGGATTTTATTCCTGCTAGAGCAGTAGTCGATACAGGTATTATCATAAAACCAAACTTACTTAATAGATCGAAAGCAAAATCTGTAACTGCTACTGGAACACGACCAGAATATACAGCATCAATTGAAACAGGATTTACTTCTGGATCAGACGGAGGATCTTTTGGTAAAAATAACGAATACGTAACAGCGTATACTGATACGGTGCAAACTCCATTAGGATTAGGAAACACTACCCAGCACGTACAAGAACAGGCAAAATACAACGGAGAATTACTAGGAAGTGATATTACAGTTAGCACAAGAGATCTAAATATAGCTAATATATATAAGTACGAAAATCCAATAGCACAAGCATTACATACAACAGTAATAACTACATTTCCAGACAATATTTGCGTACTGGCATCTTCATACGATCCGATTAACATAACTGGCTTTAGTACTATTGGGTATATTAGAAATATACAAACTAATTTTTCAAATTTAGGAGTAAATAACGTAATTTTTACATCTGCTTCTATAGATATTACAGAACAGTCAAGCAACTACGCATTTACACAACTAAATTATAAATCAATACCAATTTCTGCATCAAACCCAACAATACTCTCATGCTCAGGATCAATTTTATATAATACACAGTACTGCGATTATACAACAACAAGTGCAATTCGGTACAATATTTTGCAAAATGATACTGCACCATATAACTTAACAACTTGGTTTACCACAGGATCAAACACAGATACATCATACTCAGCATCAATAAACGGTGCATCTGCAGTAGGAATACCTAACTCAGGATCTTATGTATTTAATAGACCTACGGGAACCGTTGTAGATATAACAGCTCAAGATAATCGCATAGGAAGTTGTAAAAACACAGTAACAATTAACACAATAGCCTCACTGTACGATTCTCAAAGATTAATTTCCATTCTTCCACAAGGTAACCAGACAATAGTCTATAGCTATATACCATGGAACGAAGGATATGGAGGACCAAGAATATATAGTGAACCAACTATTGTAGGAGCCTATAATAGAACTATACAGGTAGACCAGTGCATAGTACTATACTCATTTGAAGTAAACACGGGCATTAATGTAGTACCTACTTACAGTGACGACCCTTTTGCTTGTCTCGACTAAAACTAACAAAACATGACATTAGCACAATTCAAATCATTACTACAACCAGGAGCATTGCTAGATTCTCTTGAGAGGGAAGTTAGTATAAATTATAACTTAGTAGGATCGGATAATAAAGTAAGTACTATAGCAGTAAGAATCACAGGAGATAATTTACAGCAACTACAAAATGCAACGAAAATTACTTTAAAAATTGCAGAGAATGGGACAACCATAGGTATTGGATTGCAAAATTCAATTCTACCAGTTAGAACTATTAATAGAGAGCAAGTAGGAAACTACTACTTATATACAATATTAGAAACAGACCAACAACCAACCATAGCAGCACCAGCTAACAACGTACCAACTCCCGCTTCAGATTACTACATTACAGATGTAATTATAGAACCAACTATAGACAATAGTGGATTCGAAGGAAGTGATTATAATGCACTAGCAAACAATGCAATACAAGATCGACAATCAGAGTATATACAGATATCAGATAGGGCAAAAAAAACACAAAACCCACAAAATTTATATAGTATAATTAACGACAATGCAATACTAGCACAAGTACAAGATAGTAATTACACTAACACAGCATGGACAAGAGGGAGATACGATGGAACAAAAACAGATAGCACACAGTATGGAGGAGTAGAACCAGCTCTTATAGGAGGTGTCTTCCAAGGAGCTTTTTTTCCACCAACATATACAGAAGGACAAATCAGAGCACTAACATCAGCAGACATAGCATATCAAGAGTATTTTTTTACAGGTAAGTTTGATGCACCTACTTGCGAAATAGTAAGCACTACAAACTTCTCAGCCAGTAACCCAGGTACTATTTTAGCAGCAGATACAACTATAGATATAAGAGTACCATACCAATCTAAGAGGATAATACTACAACCTGGAGATATACTAACAACTTCAACAAGTTCGCTTAATCCACTATCTATAGAAATATTAAAAATTTTAGCAGTAAGAAACGCAATTACCAATACAACTAGCCAGATAGACGTACTAAGAGGTTTTGGAGGTACACCAATAAACGACTATAGTGCTAATGCCGTACAGTTCCGCCTTATAACATCAAACCAATTTTTTAAATTACAAAAGAACAAAGCGCAAGGAGTTTTTGCAGGAAAACTACTAGTAAAAGATTCAAAAGAAATAATATACGTAAATGCATCAGGATACTCAGTATCTGGAAGTAAAGCATAGAATGTATAGTAGTATATTAAAAATAAAAAACATATATTTATTAATAAAAACATATTCAAATGGGATATTTAAGTAATACAGTTGTAACTGTAGATGCAATTTTAACGAAAAAAGGAAGAGAACTACTTGCAAAAGGAGATGGAACTTTCAAAATTACACAATTTGCTTTAGCAGACGATGAAATAGACTATACTCTATACAATCCAAATCATGCATCTGGATCAGCTTATTATGGAGAAGCTATTGAAGCTATGCCACTATTAGAAGCGTTTCCTGATGAAAATCAAATCATGAAATATAAGCTAACAACACTACCGAGAGGAACAGCGAAGTTGCCAATTCTCGATTTAGGTTTTGCAGCTATAAGATTAAAGCAAGGAGCTTCGTTGGCAATTACTCCACAAACATTAAATTATTTAGGTAGCTCAAATACATTCGAAGCAGGAGGGTATGTTGCAACTATAGCAGATGCTAGAGTACTAAACACCTTTAATGGAGTTGGAGTCAACACAACTGAAGCAGCAGCTTTAAATTCAACAACTACATTAGGAACTAACGTTTCTAAAACAGTAATTGGAACTTCAATTAACTTAACTGCAACCACAGTTAATACGTTATTTGGAAGTAACACACAACTACAGACAACAATCACCGTCATTGGTAGAGATTCAGGAGCTAGACTAACAATACCAGTAACAATTATACAAGTAACAACATAATAAGGAACTATGTCATTTAAAAGATTAGACCCAGAAGATATATCCATTTCAGCTGAATCAGTAGTAGCACCAGCTTGGTCAGGACAACTAAGTACACTAACGACGTTTTTCACCGGATCACAAGCAGCACTAAGCTCAGGAGACTATTACTATAACATATACCAAACATCGTCAACAGCTACGGGTGCTGAAATACAATTTGCAGTAGCATACGGAAATAGACGAGGAAGTGGATCAATACCATTAACTAGTGGTATAGTTGAAAAAACACCATCATCAATTATATACGGACAGTACAGAACATTGGTAAATGGAGATGAAGATACTGACTTTACATTTGGAACACGTGTACCAAACTCAGTATATGTAATATCAGTGAATAGATCAAGATATAAAGAAAAACTACTACCAGGAAGTTTTAACTTAACACTAACAAGTGGAAGTAAAACAATAAAACTAACAGATGATAGTAACGATGCAACAACAACATCATACGTAGATGCAGGAAGAGTTTTTAATATAGTAAGCGGTTCGGATGGAACAGAATCAACTGCATCAAATGCTGCATTTAAACTTGCGTCTGGTTCTTATGGAAAATTCTTACCAGACATCGGAACAATCATACTTAATGGAGATGCACTTAAGGATGCAAACTTTGGAATTCAACTAAAGGTAAGTGAAAGTTTTAATACTGACGGAGACAACATAACAGCAATGCACAATGCAATAAAAGTAGGAGCAAGCTTCACACTTCGATCAGAAGAGACAATAACATCAGACTATGTATTTGTACGAGTAAGAAATAGTGAATTTAACTATTCAACAAATCCATCAAACATAACAGGATCAGGAGACTTGAGATGGAACATCATGATTAATAGTCCACAATCATACATGACAACTGTAGGCCTATATAATGATAATAACGACTTATTAGCAGTAGCTAAATTATCAAAACCATTACTAAAAGACTTTACAAAGGAATCTCTTGTACGTATAAAATTGGACTATTAATACTTTAAAAAAGTAATGAGTACCTACAAGAAACTAAACAAACAAGACGCATATATAACAACCTACACTGCCCATAAAACGTGGGCAGTAACAGGTAGTGCGTTAGCTAGTTATGGTATTAAGGTATTACAAGCTACAGACAAGTATCTTAGCAGCTTAAAACAACTATACTATCCAAACAAAACATCAGGAAATTTAACTTCTCATTTATATGATTACTACAATCAAACTACATTAGAATATTCTAGCTCAAGAAGTTTAACAACAGGTTCAAATATATATTCAATTCCTAGAGATTTATTTGGGGTAAGTATAAAACCAACAACATTCCAAATTAAACTAACAAACTTCGAATCACAATTATATGTATCTGAAAGCTACTGGGCAAGCACTTACGAGGTACCACGCCCAATACCAGGAACCTTTGCAGTATTTAACGACGATGGAGAAGGGAACCTATACTTATCAGGAAGCTCCCCAACAAAATATATAGGAGATGTAATATACCCACACGGAATAATTATCTTAACTGACCCTGAATACCAATACCTAGCAGATGCAGTAGTGATTGATTACATTACTTGGCAAACAAGCCATCCAATATTTACACATAATTACCACTGTAAAATTAGAGAATCAGAATATAATTTTACACTGAATCCAACAACAACAATCTCTTCAGTAAAAACAACTTACGATAATAATGGGGATTTATATTCAACAGCATCCAACAGTGCTACAGGGTATAAAAGAGATAATATAACTGGTAGTGCATTTCAACCGTACATAACGACAGTTGGATTATACAATGACACAAACGAACTTATTGCAGTAGGTAAAATGTCACAACCACTACCAAAATCAACAAATACCGAAATGACTATTATAGTAAAAATAGATATTTAATAATAAAGATATGGCAATAATATTAAGAACCGTAACAGGATCGGCACTTTCCCACATACAAGTAGATACAAACTTCTCATCACTGATATACTCAGCCTCTCAGTTAGGAAACAATATAGCATTTCATACAACAGGAAGTAGTACAATAAGCAAGCCACCAACGAGCACAAGTATAAATGTAGGTCTAGGACTAAACACACAAGCAAGTGGTGATTATTCACATGCCGAAGGATATGAAACTATAGCAAGTGGTGATTATTCACATGCCGAAGGATATGAAACTATAGCAAGTGGTGATTATTCACATGCCGAAGGTAGAGAAACAACAGCAAGTGGTGATTATTCACATGCCGAAGGATATGAAACTATAGCAAGTGGTGATTATTCACATGCCGAAGGATATGAAACTATAGCAAGTGGTTTTTATTCTCATGCCGAGGGAAGAAACACAATAGCATCAGGAAGCTACTCACATGCAGAAGGGTACTTTACAACAGCATCAGGAGCATACTCACACGCTGAAGGATACTTAACATTGGCAAGTAAATTTTCCTCACACGCGGAAGGACAACAAACAAAAGCAGAGGGTACCTCATCTCATGCAGAGGGGTATAATACTAGAACAACTAATGATTTTGCACATGCTGAAGGGTACTCAACAGTAGCAACAGGATATGCTTCACATACAGAAGGACTACAAACCTCAGCAAGTGGTATATACTCACATGCCGAAGGTGGAGTAACTAAAGCAATAGGGGATTATTCACATGCTGAAGGATATTTTACATTAGCAAGTGGTTTTTATTCACATGCTGAAGGAAGCTCAACATTAGCAAGCAACACAAGCTCTCATGCTGAAGGTACATTTACAACAGCAAGTGGGGTATCTTCACATGCTGAAGGATACCAAACATTAGCAAGTGGAAGTTATTCACATGCAGAAGGAGTTTCTACAATAACCAATGGAGTATCATCACATGCTGAAGGTATAAATACTAAAGCATTTGGTGAATACTCCCATGCTGAAGGATACGGAACCATAACAAATAATACAGGTTCCCACTCAGAAGGTTTATATACATCGGCAAGTGGTGAATATTCACATGCTGAAGGACTAGAAACAATAGCAAGTGCTCAAGTTTCACATGCCGAAGGTTACAGAACAAGAGCAATCAGCTCTGGTTCACATTCTGAAGGAATTGAAACATTAGCAAGTGGTAGATTTTCACATGCTGAGGGGTCA